AAGTGACTTTTTCAATTTCTTGTTTTAGTTCATCAATTTGTCTGTGAGTATATACTTTTTCAGTAATGTCCTGAATAGAATGTCCTACAATTAATTTAAGTACGTATTCATTCATGCGTTTTTCTTTAGCTTCTGTAATAAAAGTATGTCTAGTATCGTGTGGCATGTGTTTTAGATTAAGTTTAGACATTACCTTTTGAAAACGTCCATAATATCGTTCATAAGTATTAATAGGATAATTATCTTGTAATGTATCATAAAATAGATATTCATTGTTTGGATTATATCTAGACCTGATTAAGTCTTGAATTTTGGAATGTATAGGGATAATTCTATTTTTTCCTGCATCTGTTTTTAGACCGCCTTTAATGGTCATATTTTCTAGATCTATATTTTCTGTTTTTATTAGTGCTAATTCTTGGGGACGCCAACCAGAATATAAACTTATTAAAATCATATCCACAAAAGGAAAATCAATGTTAACCCACAATAAATTTATTTCATCATAAGTGAAAGGTATTCTAACAATCTGTGGTTTTGCTTTTTCCACAGAATTGCAAAGCTGAGCATAGTCCTTATCGCATATTTCGTGACGTAATGCCCACTTGTACATAAGATTGAATAGACTTTTTATTCTTTGTTTTGTATTTAGACCGACATCTGCATCTCTTATAGTTTTTTCTAGATGAGAAACTCTAATGTCTTTAAATCTCATATTATATATGGGAGAACAATACTTGTATGCACATTTCCAAGTTCTTTGTGCAGAAGGAACAATTTTTGTGAAATGCTCTTCAGACCATTCTGTATAAACCTCAGCAAACGTAATTGAGTCTGTTGCCAAATCGTAAGGATTTGAATTATAGTTCGCGAGAGCTGTAAGAGCTTCTTCTCGTGTATGATAGTAGCCGATAGTAGAATATAATTGCTTTCCATCATCTGACCAGCCACGAGTTACACGGACTCTAAATGGATTTCTTCTCTTTCCTGAAAGTTTATGAACACTTCCAAAACCATTAGGTAATTTCATAATATAAAAACCTCTCTTTCAAATATTTTAATTAAACACTTGAAAGGGAGGAACATTTATATTATAATACAAATGTAGTCACTTTCAGTGTCTATGTGAGGGAATAAATGTATCAGGTCGTGGTAAACTTTGAATACATCTATTCCTTTTTTATATATTAAACTAATACGCCATATTTTTCGACGTAAAAGTCAATACAATCAATCATATATTTTAAATCTACGTTAAAATAATCGGCTAAATCATATAAATTAAAACCTTGTTTAAGTTTTTCTTTTAATTTTTGTAATGGGACTAAAATAGAATAAGCCCATTTCATAGCACGATATTCACATTTTTTCTTTTGTACATCATCTGAATTTATATAATATAATGCATTACAATAATAATGACCAAGTTCTTCAGCTAGAATTTCTTTTTCTTCAATAGCAGTATTTATTTGATTAGTGTCTAAAGCAATATAATACTTATTATCAATTTCAAATATCTTAGCCTTAGAACTATTCCATTTGTAGTTTAAAACGTCTATTTTTTCATTCTCAGCGATTTTATACATATCTAAAGTGTTCATATAATAGTTCCTCTTTGATTTTTTATATTTCTAGTTTTTAGTACACTTAAAAAAATCAGTGCTTACACATATGTCTGTACTATTTTGGTAGAGATTTACATACAAATCATTTTCGCTAAATTTATATAATGCATTTCTATAATTGGTGTCATTAGAATCTTTAAAGAAGATTGAACCATC